ATAAGTGGCTTTTAAAGCTTAGGACGTTCATTATGCCCTCTCAAATATTTACTCTCTTTGAGCGGCTTGTTACTTTAGTTGCAAAAAAAAATAGATCCAGGTAGAGTTATTCGCGTTGGGCATAGCCACTCTAGTGGTGGTAATGATTTCTTGGCCAAGGTCCTACGTGTTTATGATGACCCTGAAAGTGCAGTTCTTCAGGAAGGTGACTTTGAATCTCTTGACCTAACCATTAGACAGAAGTTGGTAGAATTTTATTATGCTCATTGTCTTTATTATTACAAGCCTGATGTAGCCGATTATGATATTATTATGGCTATTATCCAATTTTTAGTTGAAGAAATATCGCAAAGAATAACGCATCTCTTTGGTGAGATATGGGTCGTTTTGAGTGGCCATGTACCTTCTGGTGTTTTTCAGACTTCTAATATGGATTCCTGGATTGTTGCTTTACTTTTTTACTGGTATGTTACTCACCAAATGTCAAAAATGCCCAATAAAATGAAGAAGAGAGCGGAGCGTTATTTAGTCCGTTGCCTGATACACATCATTACTCAAGGAGATGATCATGTAATTCGCCTTCCGCCTGATCAAGAGATTATTTCCTTTATTTCTATCTATGGTTGGAGTGTGTGGCTCCAGAAGTATTGGGGAATGCGTATAAGAGATATGAAGACCGTTAAATACCTTTCGATAGCTGATAATCATGGAGGTTTGTCCTATACTGGCCTGTGTTTTTTGAAATATTATAATGTTCTTAACCCAGATTTTGGACGTTTTAGTCAGCCTAAATACCTGTCTTACCGACCAACTAATGATTTGGTTCTTCGTCTTTTGTGGTCTAGGTCAGGTGAGAGTAGGGATCTTTATGATCTCCTTCTTTCTGTAATTGGTCATGCCTACGGTACGTATTATTCTAATCGACATGCTTATGCATACCTTCATACTGTTTATGCACATATTCTTTATGTTTTGGATGTTAAAGCTGAAGTTGCAATTGCTCGTATGATGCAACTTAAAGGTGACCATGTTATTAAAGACATAAAGAAGAGAGGCCTCTCTGAAGAGTCAATTATGTTTGGGTTTCCTTCTGTTTCTAAGTTGATGGCCCTGAATGTTGTTGATCCTTCTCGTGAATTTCTTGGTGGCGCTTATTAGTTACAATATAATAAAATAAAAAAATAT